GCACTAAAATCAACCCGCTTTCCCATAAGATTACCTCTTACTCGTCCAGTTTTACCCTTATGTCTTTCGGTAATAGACTTTAGAGCACGTCCCGAACGTTGTGTTACTGGCGATGTTCCTGGTATATTATTATCGACTAAAGTCGCAATATAATATTGTAGCAAAGATGTCCAATCTTCAATAATTTTATTGTTACTTTCAGGATCATTTATTTTTTCTCTTAAACTATTGTTGAATTTAATGATATTGATGATAATGTGTGTAATGTCATCTTCACTTCTTTGCTGAGAGTCTTGTTTTACAGATGGTCTTACGCTTGGGGGTGGTACCGCAAAAATATGACATATCATCCATTCTGGGCGAGACCATTTAGTCGAAAACCCCATAAAGTCTATATCTTCGTCGGTTATTTTTTTGAAAATTTTAGTTACTAATTCAGGTGTATATTTAATAGTAATCACTTCTTTATCGTCATTTGTCCATTCGGCATGTAATGTACAATAACCTTCTTTTTTTATTTTAGGTTGAAGACAACCACAACCATTTTGGGTGTGTTCTCCGCACCTACTTGGTTTTAAATTATTACATATTTGATAAAAATTTTCCCATCTTTCATTATGACTATAGTTTAAGATATATTTATAGATTTCTTTTGATATAAGTAACTTAGAACATTTAAAGCAAATACATTTCAAAATTTTTTGAATTACATTGAAATATTGAATATAAAATACAGGTTTTGCTAAAACAATATGACCAAAATATCCAGGACATTGAATATAATTTTGACCATCAGTAGGACAAATCATACCAGGGTCTAATACACCCATTCTTGGATCAAATAATCCACCTATTTTTGGTTTCATCCCATTGTAAGTATCTTTACTAGTAATCTCAGCAACTGAATTTCGAACAATTTCATCTGGACTCAAAATGCTGAATTGAATACCAATAATTTTTGACGAAGGTTTATTTTTCATATCCATCCTTTAATAAGTATAAATATATATATTTAATCAATTTTTATAAATATATAAATAATTAAATTTATATTATGTATGAACTAAGAGTATATCAAATTTTTAAATCCTTTGATATCTTCTAAAAAAGAAGATACCAAAATCCTTTGAAGATGATGAACATGAAGAAGAATACTCAGAAGAAGATTCTCAAGAAATATACGAAAATGTAAAAAATGACAATACCTTAAAAAAGATATTATTCATAAAAAAAAATATGAGTTAAACCAATTATTTGATACATTTAGTAAATCCATTTAAAAAAAAAATAAATAAATAAAAACAACTCAAAAAATGTCAAAATAAAAAATATGATAAATTTGAAAAAATGATTTGTATCCAGAAAAAAAGTGATGAACATGAATATTTTAAATAACTTAGTCGTATGAAACAAGAAATCATTATTAAAAAAATAGAAACTCTAAAGCAAGATAAAACGATAAACCATATAAAATACAATTATTGGAAATGGATATACCAATACATATAAAATCAGTTGTATTACACCTTTGCACATTTAAAAACGTCGATTTTCTTAAAAGTTTTTTATTTATTTCCTGAATATAATAAAAAATTTATTTATAATTTCATAATTATTACATAACTTATATGAACTTTATCAAAATGAACCAAACTAATGGATATATTTATGTTATAAATCATCCATCGTATGATGTTGATGATGCGTGTAAAATGGGTAAAGTAAATAATATTCCTGAAAGGGATATGCTAGTGGCGAAATTAAGAGAGGATATTTTGAAGCGGTGTTTGAAGTTCCTATTGAAAAAATGGGAATTGTTGAACGCTTATTACAAAATGAGTTTCTTGAATTAAATGTTAAATATGATGCTGGAACCGAATTTTACAATAAAAAACTATAATCCTGAAAATGAATTAAAGCATTTATTAAATGAATTAAAGCATTTATTAAATGAAGTGTCAATTGAATAAATTTCAAAAAATGGTTATTCGTTAAATTATGCGGAATATTTAAATGATGAAAAATAAGAATAGTTTTATGAAGATGGAATTATGATGAAATAATTAGGTATTTTATATTGTTTAACTAAAAATAACTAAAATATTTTTTCCTAATTAATATCCCGGACATAATGTATATTATTTAATAATTAAAAAATCGGCGTTTGAAATGTAAAAAGGTGTAATGTAATAGGAGGATGTAAAATTATAGGAACACATAACAAAAAAATAGAGATGGTACTGAAATAACACTTACACGAGTAGGCGATATTAATATTAATTTTATGGAAACACCATATTATTTAACAGATAATGGATTTTCAAAGGTGTAAATATCTAAAGGTGTAAAACAAATTTAAAATTAATCAAAGTTCCTATTCCTACTATTGAAAGACAACAAGAAATAGTTAAACATATAGAAGAACTTAATGATGAATAATACAAAATTACAAGAAAAGATAAAAGAAAATATTAATATAACTAAACAAATTATGAAAGTATAGTAAAAACAATAATAAATGATACTGAACCTATTGATGTGGTTCAAAATGAAATAGTACAAAGGATAAAATAGTCATTAGCAAACAATTTTTAATTCCTCTATCAGACAAACCCTAAAATTAAATAAAGGTACTTTTTATTTCATGATGATATATTAACTTACATTATAGAAAAAAAACAAGTAAAGAAAAGGGTGTCAGAGATTTGAAAAGATCCCTATAGATTATATTTAATCGCATCAATTTATATAGTTTGTTAGAACCATCATGTTCATTGTTCAATGAAAGAGTAATCAAAAACATAACCTTTCCCTTTTAAATTACTTGGGGACATTGTGGACACAATGGTCCAATCAAATAAGGAGACTTTACCGGCTTTTCATATGTATCTTTAAGCATTCGGTTTCCTCCGCGCATGACTAACAAATTATGATTTGTTTCATCTTCACACATACAACCTGACGATTTTGTGTATAATGAAGGGCAACATTCGGGTTTGAATAGTTTATCTGTAAATATATCTAATGATTTATCTGGATAGGAATGTATGTCTTCTATCACTTTTTTAGATACATTTCTAGTATCAAATGTTTCAAATAAAAATACTTTGTATATGATTACACATAAAAGTATATATATTAACATATAATAATACATTATTATTTACTTACTAGCATAATTTAAATATCGACCATCATTTGTGTAAGCTTTATTTACTTTATTTTCTTTCTCTAATTTGGTTTTGTTTTCAACTCCAGTTTCAATCTTATCGGTTATTAATGTAAATTCCTTGTTTAATTTATTATATATTGTATTCAAATCACGTTGTTTGTATTTTAAATAATTTATTTTATTCTTCACAATATCATTGTATTTTTTTGTTGATTCATTTACATCTTGTTTTATGTGTGATTCATATAGACCAATTTGTTTTTTTACAAATCCAATCAAATATTTTATTTTATCAAAAGATTCTTTCATATGCGCCAATAATGGGGTTTCATTGTAAATAGTTTGTTTTATACAATATTTTAAATTCTTTAATGTATAGTCATGTGGTTTTATGGAATCATCTGGTTGTAAAAATCCTGACATAAAAATATAATCACATCGGTTTGCTTGCCAATTTCTACCTAAAAATGTTTTTTTTAGATAAAAAGATAATATAAAAATAATTATAAAAAATACAAATAAGAGTACAAAAGCTGGCGCACTAGATATTTGGCGTGACTTTTCAATTATAGTATCTTCATATAATTTGTATACTATAGAGTTCATATTATATTATATCATTTATTTTATTTAACGATTCTGTTATAGAGTCATTTGTTTTCTTAATTTTTTCATTCATAGTATTCTTTGTTTTATCGAGACTATTCATATGATTCATCAAGTATTTATTTTGTGACTCGTAATCATTTTTTAATTGAGACAAAAAGTTTTCGTTTTCTTTCTTCATTTCAGTTGTAATATTATTTATATTTTCTACCATAGTATCGTTTGTATTCTTTATTTCACTATAAATAATAGGTTGAACATCTTGAATACATGTTTTAAAGGAAGAACCACTATTTTCAAATCCACCTATTTTTCCACTAATCATTGTAATAGGATCACACCTATTATTATTCTTATTTTGAACCATAGTAATCATAAAATAAATATAGTAATAATACATAATAGTAATTACAAATACAATCATCACTATATTTCTTAAAATATAATCATTCATTATTATAATATAGAAAATAAATATATATAATGAATAATATGGCATTAATCCAAGAATATTTCTCTTTATTGAACAACTATAAAGAGAAATATGGAGACAAAACCTTATTGTTTATGCAAGTAGGTAGTTTCATAGAAGTCTATTCAAAATCACCAGAGGATAAAGATATGGTAGAGTTTACCACAACTTGTGAGTTAAAAATCGCAAATAAACCTTTAGGAAAAGATAAAATATATATGGCAGGATTTCGAGATTATATGATAGACAAATATATTCAAAAAATGGTATCTACTTATATTGTGGTAGTTTTTGAACAAATGGAACAAGATGGAATTATAGTACGAAAAGAAACTGGTATATTTAGTCCTGGAACCATATTTAATCATAGTGAAACATTGACCAATCATATTACATGTGTTTGGATACACAAAACCAATAAATTATTTCACGAAAACTATGTTTTTGGATTTACTACATTAGATTCGCATAGTGGAAATTTATATACAAATGAATATAAAGTTCCTTATTATCATAATCCAACGACTTATGATGAAATCGAAAAACACATATCCATCTATAATCCAATTGAGATTATTTTTATTCATAATATAGAATCCAAACAAATGGTTGATATCATACAATATATGAATACTAAAAGTAAAAAAACAACTATTATTTCATTAAATGAAAATACATTTTTATCAGAACAAGCTAAAAAATGCGAACATCAAATGTATCAAGAAGAATTGATGAATAAATATTTTCATAAAAATAACCTAGCCCATGATATTATTTCTTTTCAATCGTTATGTTTTTTGTTGAATTATGTAGAACAACATAATCCGGGATTGGTAGACAAAATAAAGGAACCAAAGGTTGAACATGAAGATACTCGTTTGATATTAGCGAATCATTTATTAAAACAATTGAATATATTAGAAACAGACCAAAGTCAAGAACATAAGTATTCGTGTATTATGACCCTATTGAATGAATGTAAAACAAAAATGGGTAAGCGATTGTTTCAATATATATTGGTAAATCCAACTCGAGATCCACACATTTTACAAGAATCTTATAATATGACTCAGCATATGATTGATCATCAATATGATTGGACGTCTTATTTTAATTCTATGAAAGATATGGACTATATACTTCGTAAAAATATTTTAAAGAAATGTACTCCAAATGACTATCATCATGTATATCTTTTTTGTAATCAGTTGACGCAAATAATGAATACATTAGATGAACACCTAATGAAGTATATTGACTCTAGAAAAACATTTTCTATGATTCAAACTATAAAAGAAACTATTGAAGGATTTTTTAATTTATCTCTACTTAGTCAAATTCATAATTGTTCTTTTGATAAATATCCAGAATATATGGATGAAATGATTTTGCCTGGAAACGAC